GCTCGCAGAGAACAGCTTGAGGCAGAACTTCGTGCTACTTATGGAGGTGTAGGTCCTACTCAGTTCTAATAAACAGTTTAAATTAACAAGTAAAGATTATGTCAATTCTATTTGTATTAGTGCCAATGTTATTGGCAACATTAGGATTCCTGTTCTTTGGTGATACTACATCGGCTGGAGTAAATGAAGGCGGTTATGTGGCTATTCCACAGGCAGTCCGTGATTTCTATTCTCGTGAGGTTTTGTACAGGGCACAGCCTCGTTTGCGTTTCTTGCAATTCGCCAAAATCAAACGTGACTTACAGGCGGTAAGAGGAAAAGCCATTGTATTCGTTAAATATGATAATCTTGAAGGTGGTGGAGAACTTGAGGAAAATGATGTTCTGACACCGGAAGGAATGAGTACATCGGAAATTGTTGTTCCCGTTAAAGAGCAAGGTAATGCGGTACAGGTTACAGAATACCTATTGCGTACTTCTATGCTTGACGTACTGGGTGACGCTTCCAAGCTGTTGGCAAATAACATGGCTAAAGTATTGGATACTCAATTCCGTGATACCGTATTAAAGACTTCAAACGTGGTTTATGGAGGTACAGCCAAAGCATTATCAGAAATGACCACTACTAGTGCCTTTACTACAAAGACTGTAAAAGATGCCGTAGAAATTTTGGCTTCAAATGATTCTCCAAGAATCAATGGCGACTATTATGTTTGTATTGCATCTCCGCACCAGCTAAGACAATTGCGTGACGACCCCGATTGGATTAATGCCAATACCTACATGGGGCGTAGACAGTTATACATTGGTGAGGTTGGTATGTATGAGGGTGTTATCTTTATTGAAACAACTCAGATGCCCCATTTAAATGCCGAACAAATCAAGACTAAATACGGTAGCGGCGGTTCTATCCAAGAAGGATATGAAGCTGTATTCTTCGGAGAAAACGCATACGCATGGGGTGTGGCTCTCGATGTTGAACTACGTGACGATGGCGTTGTCGATATGGGACGTAAGCATACTCTCGGATGGTATGGTATTTGGGGAACCGGAATCATTGAAGAAAAGAATATTGTCAAAGCTCTCTCTGTATAACAGAGGGGCTTTGCCCATTTAGTAACAGTTAAATATTTTATCAATCATGGCAAAAAATAATCCAGAAGAAATCACATCAGCAATAGTAGACACTGAACAGGAAGTTACCGTAATCAAGAAATCTGCAAAGAGTGTTGCATTTTATGCCCTTGAAGATATTGATGCTTGGGTTGGCGGTACTCACTACCAGTTGAGAAAAGACAAGGAACATAAGGTTCCCGAAGATGTGGCTGCTATATTAACTAACAGTCGCAAAGGTTACAGACGCTAATAAATAATCATGGCCCAGTCTAAAGTTACTTTGAATGAAATAATGAAAGCGGTTAGGGAACTTACCTTTGACCGCTTCATTATTCCTGCTTTCGCTATCAAACAGATAGGGAGCGGGAACTTTATTGAAATTGACCCTAGTTTTGAACCGGAAATTTCTGACCCGAACGTAGAACCAGTCAAGGGAAAGCTAACCTTGTATAAAGTAGCAGAGGGAGAAACAGAAGAATCATCAAAGAAAATCATCGTAGAAATCATTTTCCATGAGTACCCTACTATGGAAGATGTAATGGACAAACTTATCGAAGAAGGAATAATCGTAGCTTATACTCCGTATTTCAGAGGACAGGAACCGGCTAATTCACTAATCAAGGTAAATAAGGAACTTACAGAGGACTTTACCGCTTTCAGAAGATACTTCTTTTCTGACTCGGAGATTGTGGAAATGATAAGATGGTACTATGCTAAGGTACTTGACATCTGTGACAAGGAAATAAATGACGAACTTATAGGAAAACTGAAACGCCCTAGCGAGAAACACTTGGCTATATGGGTTTCCTATTATTTGGTT